TTACCACCTGGTCCTGCTGGTGCTATTATCGGAGCAGCTTTAGCTGTATTACAGGGCGGTGGTGTAGAAGAAGCTGGTAAAGGTGCTGCTTATGGTTACATGCTTTCTAACCCTGCTACTGCTCCTTTTGCTTATGCACTTATGGCTGTAGAATTTATTTTAGGTATGAAAAAACCATCTAACAAAACTGCTTACTATACATTCGACTTTGATGATTTTGAAGGATTGTCTTTTTCACAAGGAGATTACGACCCAAGCAAGGCAAATGAAGATAATGTAGAGTTTATGAAAAAAATAGGAGAACCTTTAATTCCTATAGTAAAAAGTTTAGAAGAGTCTAGTGGTATGAATCTTATAGGAGATTTACAATTTCATTATGGTGGTAGGGATGGATTATACTACACAATAGGTAGTAGAGACATATCTGGAACACCTAGAGAAATGTTTTTAAATAGATTAGATTACTTTGATGGTAGAGACCAGTCTACCGCAGATGGTGGTAGTGTATATCGAAGCAGACGATTCGGAGCTGATCAAGCAGGCATTGCAGAAATGTATGAGGAGCTTTTAGGTGAATTATCTTACATAGTAAAAAATAACATAACAGACATGTCTGGTTATACAGGTAAAAAATTAAGCCTAGAAGAAACTAAAACATTATTAGCTAAATCAAATATAACAGGAGTTTCTGGCAATTTAGGAATAAGGCAAGGTGGCAAAATTTTGCTTGACAAGGGTGGGAATGTACAGTATAATAAAGGTAATTATGGACTTGTCAACAAAAAAGGCAAAGCTCCGCCATCTGCAAGGGCAGATGATGTTCCTATGACTTTAAAAGAGGGAGATTTCGTACTCTCTCAGCCTGCAGTAGCCCTCTATGGTAAAGATACTATAGATCGTATGCTCTCAAGAGCTGCTACAGATGCAGGCAAGAATCTAAAATCTGGAGGTAAAGTTCCAGTAAATGTACACAATGGTGAATATATTATACCAAAGAATTTAACGAAATATATAGGCTCTAATGTTCTCGAAACGATGAACAACAGGGGTCTTATGTCAGTTGGTGAAAGACCCAACACTTAGTTGACAGCTACTTGCGAAAGCAACCCTGTCTCTTTAATAACTGAATGGGCTACCTTTACGGAGAAAGTAAAGCCCCCAATGAGGTAAAAATGAACGAAGAAACACTCGAAAAGGAAGAAGAAAATTTAGAACCAGCTCCATATCAAGGAGCTTACAGAAAAGAGCTAGAC